AAGCACTTTCCAAAGCATATCGCTTGTTGAAAGTGTACTAAAGGATGGATTGCGATAGCTAGAAACAGTTAAGTCACTATCTACTGTTGGCGTTGAGCCACGGTTTTCTGCTTCTTCGATTAAGTAGTACAATTGGCCATCGCTAGGTCTAACATAGCTAATAAAACCACCCTCACGTTGAAGCTTTAATAATGCATCTTGGACTCTCATATTCTCACTATCAATTGTGCAACGTGTAATATTCGTATATTCACCATCTATTGCGGTTCTTGTAGTAGAATCAGCAGCGGCGTTTCCAAAGTTTGTGACCAAATTAGAATGAACATCGACTGGCGAACTTCCGCTAATATCTGTTAATCCATCTAAAGTCGCGCAATCAGTACCGGCATACAATATACTCGGTAAGTTTTGATCACGCGATAAAAATGTAGTTGTAGAATTTGGTATTTCAATAAAAGTCGTAAAATCTAAAAACATTTCATAAACATCAATTGTTTGCGCAGAAGAGGATGTAGACTGTATATAAAAACCCATTTGAACGCCGTCTAAATTGACACCACTTGAGTGGTCATTCCACTTTGATGTCACATCTAATTTAATTTCAGTAACAGTGCTTGTTGATAACTGCGCATTCCATCCATTTGAAGTCGTAATGTTTCGTTCATCACTTGCTAATATATCTGTGCCGTCTGCTGCATCTAACCAAGCGTTGGCAGCATTAGCAAGAGAGCATTGACCTCTAATAACTAACTTTACTGTGTGAATTGAACCCATTAACGTGCCGGCCATTACACCAAAGACACCACTAAGGTTACTAGAGCCTGCTGCTGCTGTGCATCTTTTGAAATCACTCGTATCCTCATTAATTGCATCTGCAATAGTGTTAAATGTCATATTTGCTGCATTAATATCAGCGTCTTGAGATTGTTCTTCGGGGTACATGCGGACTGACATTTTAAAATAATTTTTATTTGTTGCTGGGTCAGCGTCATTATCTACAATTAGTGTATTTGTTGAATATTTAGTTGTAGAGCTTGTTTGTGCCTCTTCAATGGGTACAAAGCGATCTATATCTGCCACATACATATGTGGTTGTCCACCGGTATCGTTTAAACCCTCATCGTAGTATAAACTATTCTTATCATGCGCAATAAACTTAATTGGTCTAAGTTTTTTATTTCTACATGTACCAGGACTGTTAAGACTTGATACGTTTACATCATATGCACCGTATGAGATAGAGCGAAACATTTGGCTACCAGGTCCAGGAGCTACGCCAACTTGACTCGTTAGTATCTTATTATCGCGCCACCCTGAATTATCTTCACATAAGATTGATATTTCTTGCGGTGTTACTTTTGATACTGACTTTATAACACCAGTAAATATTTTAAGGCATGTAGCTAATGAAGCTAATGTGCCATTCGTAGCATAATAAATTACGACTGCTTTATTAATGCGGTCACCAAACGATGCACTATACCCAGCATTAGCAATACGTAAAGTGATGGAGCTAGTAGAGGCAGAAAAGTTTTTGAAATCTAAATTGCTATTGACACCGGGTGCATTTAATAATCTACCATCATAAGCTTGCGATTCTACAGTAACATCTCTTGTACTAAGGTATAAAGTTGAGCTACCAGCAATTGTGAGTATGGGAAAAATGTCATTATTACGCTTGAGGCTATTCGTAAAATTTGCATGAGGAGATAAAGCCATGGTTTATGCGTTAGCTTCACGCCTTAATTCTTCTCTAATAGCAGGCAATACTTTAGTTCTGACATGATCTTCGTCACCAACCATATCTCCAGCAATGTTAATAGTTAAGCCACCACCGCCACCACCGCTATTCATACTTGCTAAGTTTTGTATACCAATTCTATCTACAGCGCTACGACGCATAACAAACTCACCAGCTTGCGCCATAATTGGAACATTATCTTGTCCTTGGACCATACCACCTGTTGCAAATCTCTGTATGCCATTATTTTGTATTAGTCCACCAGTATGAGCAAACAAACTAGCAAAAGCGCTTACTGCTGCGCCGCCAGCAGATGTAGTCTTGCCTAATGATAAGACAGCTCCTAATGTTTTTAGTAAAATTGCAAATTTCTTTTCAGCAGATAAACCTTCCTGACTTAAGGCACGTAGATTCAAACCAACCTGACTAAAAGCACTACCTAATTGTTGTGCAGACATAGCCATGTCTTTGCTTTGTGTAATATTAGTTTTTTGGATATTAAAACCTTCTTGAACGACACTTAAAAACTTACCTTCTTCAGCCGTTATGTTTTGAACACTCATTGCTAATTCGCCATTCTGCAAACTAACACCCTTTTGAAAAGTCAAGCGATCGCCAAATACTTGTGTTAATAATTTTTCTGAATCTAGTACTAATTGTGACACTTTTAACTGCTGGTCTGTTGCACCATTATTTTGCATATTAATTAGAAACAATTTATTCATTAATGATTCTTGAATTTTTTGAAGCTCAGTATTTTTTTCAAGAACCATGTTACTTTGACCTAAAGTGTTAATATACTGATTCATGCTCATGGTTGCATTTTGTATACCCTGAGTATTGGTATTTACAGCAGTTGTATTAGCTTGGAAAGCACCAGTGTATTCTAAAAGCTTACTAATAGCAAGTGCCAGTATGCCAACAGCACTAGCTTTTAGTGCTTTACTAAAATTTATAGTTGATAGCATAGCAGCAATAGCTTTAGCATTGTATAGGGTTAATGCAATACCTAAACCAGTAACATGTCTAGTAAAATCTATTATGGATTGTGTATTGATAGCTCTAAAGAATGCTTCTGTAGCCGTTACGGCTTTTAATAAAATTGGCGCTAATATATCACCAACGGTCGCTTGAAATCTAGTGACTGCGTCCATCATGTTACTAATAGCACCAGTCATGGTTTTCGACATGCGCTCACTACTACCCTCTATGCCTGATGCAGGATCTACTAAGGTTTTAAGTAATGCTTGTCTAAATTGAGGTAATGTCGTTTTAGATAAATCGTCTAAACCTTGCGTTGTCTTAATAATATTAAGTATTCCACGCTCTCGTAAAATATCTGCTGCACCTGCACCACCTGCAAAAGCACGACCTAAAGCATTCGCTGCTTCTGTTGCAGATGTACCCATAAACGCAGCAAGGTCAGTGACAGACCTTAATGTTGTCTCTGCATTCAAACCAAACGCCTGTAACTGCGCACCAGCATTTACCACATCGTCTAACATAAATGGTGTTGTGGCAGCTACTTCATTAAAAGCTTTAAATGCTCTTTCTGCATTCTCAACACCGCCAGTAAGACCTACTAATCTTGTTTTTACATCTTCAAATTGTCTAGAGGCATTAACAAAACTACCAATAGCTCGCGTAAAACCAACTGTCGCAAACGTAACCAGCAGCATGTTGTTTCGTAATGCACCAATTTGCCTACGAAGTCCAGCCGTTGCTTGACGCTGTTTTTCTGTAGCATTCTTAGCTTTTTTTGAGCCTTGCTCAATCTCTTTAAAGCCTTTTTTTGCTGCGGTAAAACCTTTAGTTCTTATTTCTATGATGAACTTGCTCATCTTGCTCCAATTTTATACATGCATTATACTCTTCATCTATAGCGGAAAAGATGACGAATCGCTCATAAACAGCATCGTCTATATGTGTTGCAATGGGTAGGTTAAAGCGCTTGATAGCCATAAACTCATCAAGCCACAACATTGTTTCAGGATCGCTAAAATATGCAATATCAGCGCAGTAAAGCAGATTAAAGTATAATTGCTGACCTGGAGTAAACTTTGCATCTTCATTCTCTTCCAGTATGCGCTTAATCTCATGCCACATCTCCTGTTCTGTATATTGTATTTTCCGTTTTAATGTTGGACTTTTTGCCTCATACGGAAATGTAAGCTCGCGTGTTTTAATTTTGTGATAATGAAACCACAGTGCTACACGAGCTTTTAATTCTTTTTTTTGTTTGGGGCCTTATACTCATTGTAGATATCCATTAGTACAATGTCTACCTCGTTATCATCTAAATGCCCTATAGACTTTTCTGCATCTGTAAATGCAAAATTCATTACCCAGTCTAATACTTTGTAGAATTTACTGTTATCGACTTTGCCCTCTGCGTCAACAGCAGCAATCTCTAAACGGTGCAATTCTCTTCTGTTCTTGAATGTTAAATCACGGCATTCAAATTCGCCATGTTTTGTTTTTATGGTCATACATACTCACTATTTGTATTAACCCAGGATTTAAGCGGCAGTACCGATGCTTACAACAGTGTTAGCTGTATCAGCTCCATCGTAGGTACATCTAAATGGAATAACAGTTTTCCAACCATCATCATCAAAATTTATTGAAGCAGTGTCAATAATTGCTTTTGGTGCTTGAATTTGAAACACGCCAGTGTCAAGATCAATTGCAACGACTGGTTCAGCAGTGTCAGCAAATGTAATAGCGGTTTTTGATTCAGCATCTCGCTTTACAGTTAAGCTACCAGTAGCCTCATAACCCCCAACAGAATAACCAAGTGGTTTAAACCCATTGCTTGCTATATCAAAACCAACGCGATTTACTTCTCTAGCAATGTTTAATTCAAAGCTATATAAAACTAAATCTTCAGCACTACCTGAATTAATCTCTGTTTTGGTTAAATCATGCATATTAAAGAAAGCTGTGTGATTCTTGTTTAATACATGAGTACCACCTGTAAACGTTTTTGCAGCTAGAACAGGCGCATATCCTGTGACAAACGTAGCAGAACCCATTACCATACCACCATCACTGCCAATATCACCAGCCAAGCTAAATGAAGTACACATACAACCTTTAAATTCGGTGTCTACACCGGAAGCTGCGGTTGAAGCAGGATCTGAGTCCTCAAAATGTATGGTCACCGGTACAATACTAGCTACGCCATCACTATAGGTTGTAGCAGCAGGCATACTACCTATTAATGCATTCGGTGTAGTGCCATCACCAAATAAGGCAAGGCAAATTCTATCTATTGCTTTATCACTTGCCATAAATGTCATTGAGATTTCATACATTCTATCATGTCTTTGCGCTCTAACCATATCATCACTTTGCGCTTGGCCACCATTTAAGCGGAACGGTGCTACACTAAGCGTGTGTGCAGCTACTTCCGAAAAGCTATAATCTGTTACTGGCATTTCAAGGGTTACGCCAGCAGCTAGTGTAGCCGTACCCAATGTTACTTCTGTGCCAATTGTAACTTTAGAATTTGTTTTAGTTTGAAATGTTGTGCTTTTAGCCATTACTTAGCCTCTTTTTTTGATTCTTTTAAACAGTCTTTTAACTTCTTAGGCAAAGGTATTAGTGCTTTTGGCACTTCTACTTCTAAGCCACTTTTTAATCTTAAATGTGTTGATGCGCTACCCAAGGCAAGAAAGTTGTCCTCATCAGGCAATGCAAAATATTCTTTTTTAGCTATATAGCTCATACTAACTCCAGTGTTGTACATGTAAAGGATAAAATACTGCGCAATAAATCTTCATTATCTTCATCTCGCTCATATTCTACACCGCTTACAATACCATTAAAAAACTTGTTTGTGCCAGACTCTGCATAATTCCTATTGTTATACAATAACCTCTTTAAGCGCTCTGCAATTTCACTAACTTGCTTAACACTATTTTTTGTATAATTCCCTGAAGACATTAGCTCATAGCTTATCTGGACTTCACAATTCCTTGTTTGCCCATCTGTAAGCGAATCTTCAAGTTCATCAGATACTAGCGTTATCAAAAAGCTTTGATTACCCTCATGGGCATTAAAATGAATCGGTATTGAGAACTCATCAGCAATAATGCTATATAAATTCTCAATGACACGATCATAAATGACATTTTCATACGAAATGGCCATCTATATTAACGGCGCTTCGATGACACGCTTTTGCGCTTTTTCATTTTACTTTTCTTTTTCTTTGGTGGTCTTCCACGCTTACTTCCATATGAACCTGGTCCTTTTGGCATAATTACTCCTTATCTATATATTTGTCCTGATTTAACTGTTCCTACTGGTATCTCACTGCTTTGAAAAATAATTGCGAACTCATCAGACGAGGTGTAAACGCCTGCCTGAAAACGAATCTGTGCGCCATAAGCTAACTGCTGATAGTCACCACTCATCTGTTCAGCACTAACTACTTTATGCATTCTAATACCAGTATCATCTTTTACGTACACATCATACTTTACTGGACTTGCTGTACCTACGGCAAATGTGCCACCAGTACTAATAACCACCCTCACTTCGTCATAGTCAACTGAGGGCGGACCATTCAACTTAATATCTTCGATATATCCTGTTGTATTTGTATGAACACTTACTTCTTGTATAACGCCTTTTTCTGATGCGAATGAGGTTTCATTCGACATAACATATTCCCGGCGTTTAAGCTTATCTAAAAGACCGCTACCATCACCATTAATAGCTAGTGCTTCTATTGCATCTGCTTTTTCAGGGTCACTACTACGTACCAGGTCGGCGCAGGCGAGGATAGAATTAATTCTTACAATAATAAAATCATATGCGCGCTCACTTGCGCCTTGGTATGTAGAGTTTAATTTTTTATATATGGGTCTGTTTAAATAAGAGCGCATCATATCAGCTTGCTCTTTGCATACTGTTGTTTTTAGAGCATCCCAATCTTGACCTGACTCAAACACCGCGCTATTCAGTGCAGAGACACTAGAGGAACCAAGAAAGTAGAATAAAGAGTTACTAGCGCTTACATACTGTGCTTCATTATCAGCATTAGGTGTATCTGTCACCATAGACATCTCTGCGCTATCTTTAAATGCTTGCTCTACATAACCGCTATCTGCTAATTCGTATAAGTTAGATGTAGCAGTCGTTTTCCAATTGGGATTTAATACAACTTTGCGGTCATATCGATCAATATCACTAACGACGCTTTTTAAATCGCTATGATTATTACAGAATGCTGAATATATACTGCTCATGCTACCGCCATATTATCTTGATTGGGAAGTAATGTGACATCTGGTATCTCTGCTGTTGATATTAAAGCAAGGATAAGCGCAAGAGACTCACCTTGTGTATTGTAATCACTGCGTATTTGTTTTTCTAATTCTTTTAACTGACACATTACTTCAATTATGTTTTCTATTTTTTGTATTTCATTATCCATATGCTTCTACTATCTTGATGAAATGGTCTACAGTGCCTTTGCCACGTGCAGTGTTATAGTACTGTTTCCATTGACGAGCTTGTTCTTTAATTGTTTTAGGCAATTTCTGAGGCACTCTGCGCCAGTGTAGTCTGCAAAAAGCTATTTGCGCTTTAACATTATAAGTTAATATCTTGCGCCAAGCATCTTCATTTGGACTAGTAAAAAAGCGCCAGTCTAACATACAAGCATTAGCGACTTCGCGCATAAGATCTTCTCTATAATTAAGATAGTTCTTACATATATCCACCGCATTGTGTGGCTCACACTGGAAAAAACCGCGAGCCACATTTGAACCACCAACCTGGTATAGATATTGATACTTTGATTCGACTAGGCCAGTATTGAAAACAAGCGAAACCGCTTCTTTACTATGCAAGCCTATATCATGCAAAGTCTCATCTATGAGGTTAATTAACTGGTCTTTATTTACCACCAGCAAGTCCGTATATAATATCAGTAATTAGGTCAGCTACGCCACGAAAAAACTCTTTTTCTCGGTCATCTTTGACAAATGGAATGTTAACGGCTTTATCCATTTTTTCTGCAAGCTCTTCTTCAAAGTCATCACTTTGTATCCATGAGAGCATCTCGCTTTTTACGCTATCGGCTTGTTGTTCTGCCATAGCGAGTAACATCTTTTTAATATCCATGCTATTTTCTTTCCTTTAGTATTTGTTTTATTTCTGCAATGTCTTCCATGATGACATCCAGCTTGTAGGTTAGCAAATTTCTATCTGACTCATATTGACGATTATCAACTTTGAGTTCTAATTCTTTTTTAATGCTGCTTATGTCTGATTTCATAAAACCAAATGCAAGCGTCATTGAGCCAATAAGCACAACAATAGTAACAACATTCTCTAGTGATATATTTGTATTCAACTTCATACTACCAATTTTTACACGACCAGTAACGAGCCGTTAATTTATCTTTAGCATTCGCGCAACCCATTCTCGCTCTAAAACTTTTGCGCCTTGCAGGATTGCTTTTTTTAATGCGCATATTAGGATCGCCAAAACGTACAAGTTTAATTTGACTTCCTGATTTAGCAAGTACTGCAAATTTCTTAGACTTACCGGGTGTTCGCTTTGGTTTATTATATGCACTAAATCGTTGTCCACGATATGTAATCATTTTGAGCCGCCATTGTTCTTACCTTGTAAGTAAGCAATGCTTTTACTCAAATCTTCTAAGTTCTCATCTTGCCTATCAAACTTGCGATCAATCTTGTCATTCATTGTTTCTTTGAATGCATTTACTGAATCAATTAGCTTAATAGATATGCTTTGCGTATTGGATAACTCTGCGCTCATTTTGCTTAAATCAGCACGAATTGACTCTAGGTCTTCGGTTTGGTCTTTCTGTGAGTTAACTAGGTTCATTAATAAATATCCAAATAAAATACAAATCATCCCAGCCGATCCAAGCTGTATATATAATTCCGCAATTTCGCTCATTTTTTTTCCTCACACTTCTTACAAACACCGTTAAAAGCTTCTTTTACTTTTGCACCACAATAAATGCATTTAAATGGTATCTGTGGCATTATTTACGCTTCTTTCTTCTTTTCTTTTTAGCCGATTGCTTGAACGCTAACGCTGTTGGAGCATTCTTTGAACGTGGACTGCGCATTCTTTCGTTGCTGCCACGTTTAATTCTTTTTCTTTTAGCGTGGATGTTTGCCCACAATCCAGCACGTTTTTTCTTTCTAGCCATTTTTTATTCTCCGCAACTCTCTGTTAATAAAATAATTATGATTAAAGTCATCTTCTGTTAGCTCTACTTTCGTTTCGGCTTTCCAAAAATGTTTAATGGATTTATATCTAGCGATTTTTTGTACCATGCTTCTATTTCTTTCATCTCAGCATCATGTATTGACTTGAGGTCTGCAACTCGTTGCTCAAGCTCTGCCACTCTTCTTGCAGTATCGTCAATTTTCTGTTTAACACTATATGCAGCGCCAAAAATTGATAGCAATAAAAAAGCAGAATTAAACATCCAGCGCAAATTGACACGAAAAGAAAGCGTATCTCCATCGGTAATTTCTCCAGTATACGACCTTGCACCTTTCTCACTCAATGCTTGAGGTCCACTCACTACCAGCCAGTGTACTCATTATCTGACTGTGTGAAAACTTGTCGTAAGAACTAAATACAGCAGGATCATTATCTGCATCATTGTCACAAGCAAACTTCAATAGTGCTTTAGAACTATCTCCATCATCTCCGTTATTCTTGCGTAATGTGTCTTTACTTGATTGTATTGCATTTTCTATTAACGCATTAGATACAGGAATAGCTGATAATAGCTCTGATTTGCTCATAGAGCTTGTATAATCATAACTGTAGCTATCCATCCATGCTTTTATTTCTGCGACTGTATTTGAGTCTGTAGGAGCATCTGCTGAATCAATATCAGCTACAGGCACAATTAAGTATGCCCTACTTGCCCATTTACCACTATAGTCATCTGACCATCTATTTGTTTCTTCACTCATAATTAATTCCTTTAAGGTGTTGTTGTAGTTCTATTTGTGTCTTGCTTTGCATACCCATTAGGTTCTGCGTTTGGTGGTGATTGTAAAGTTGTACCAGATACTGTTCCATGATTTGAGTTTCCACTTCTGTCATATATTGTAGAACTTGTATCTTCAACCCCACTTGTAGCATCTGAGTTACCAAATGCTAAATATGTTATTAAATTGTCACTAAAATCTGTATATAGATTAGAATGCCTACCATTATTGTATATGCTTAAAATTTCAGCATCTGTTAAAGATTTATTCCAAAGTGCTACTCCAGAAATATCTCCATCAAAAAACTCTGAGCGACTTGAACCACCTCTAGCTATAGAAATACTCTGATTATTTTGTAAAGACACATGACTTGAATTTGTAGTTGTAGTTTGAGGTTGTCCATTATAATATATTTGATATTTTGAGCCATCCCATACAAGTGCTAAATGTGTCCATGAATCATTTGGGAAACTTGCACTACCTGCATTTTCCCATACAGTTCTTGGAGTACCATTATAAATAGTTACTAATTCATCAGTATCTCCACTTGCAAATGCACCTATCCAAATAACACCAAAACCACTTGAAACAAAACTACCGATTGGTGCACTACCAGAACTTTTAGTAATTGTTGAAGTTGGTTTTACCCAAACTGAAAAAGATTTATAATCTTTATTTACTGCACTTGCTGTAACTATATCGTTTGTGCCATCAAAGCTACCAAACCCATAACCTGAATTAGCTCCTGTGAGAAAGGATTGATCTGGCAGAACTGAGGAATAGACTAAATCAGCAGAGTCTTGATTTGTCATAAGTCCTACATTTCCAGATACTTGCTTTATTGAAAAATTAGATACTGTAATGGATTTATTTGCCCCACCAGACCTAAAACCTATATACCTTGTAGCAGAGGCACTTGCTTTTAAATAAAATACTTGATTAGCACTTCCTAGAGAGGATTGAGCTAAATATGGAGTTGATGTTTGAGTATCAAGATGATTTGCAGAACTTAGACCTCGAAGTTGTACTGATGAATCTGTGTTTGAAGTTGTAAATGTAATTTTATAAAAAGCATTAGCTACAGCAGTAAATTCAGTCCTAAATGTTTCATTAGTTACATAAGTACCACTTGAGCCACTTGTAGCAGTAACACTATTAGCTGATGCATCATAACTAAAGCTGCCACTATAAGGTGGGTAACTACTTCCGTTACCATCATTTGTCCATCCATTAGTAAATAACTCCGCTCCAAGAACAGGCTCATTTACATCTATAATAGCAGGGAAAGTGTCACTTAGGTCTGATGATTGTAGGACTTCTTTAAAAGACATATCTGTTATATAGACAACATTACCAGAACCCATATCTACTTGTTGAAATATCATGCTTGCGTGTCT